AACTGATTTGTAATCAGTGGGTTGCAGGTTCAACTCCTGTCACCAGCTCCAAAAATAAACGCACGAACGATTAAAACGAATCGTCCGTGCGTTTTTCTTTTTGCTTAAAATGCCTTAAAACCTCCTGAATGAACATGACAATCTAACAAACAATCTAACAAATCAATACTTCATCTTTTGCATTTCCTGCAACAGATAATCCGGGTCATTGTGGGAGACGTACTTGTTGGCTGTGGTGGAGAAATTTTTGTGGCCCAAGATGGCCTGCACGGCGGTCTTTTCCAGGCCGCACTCCACCATCTTGCTGCTGGCCGTGTGGCGCAGCGTATGCGGATGCACTCCCTCTATATGGCACTCCTGCATCAAGGTTCGAAACTTTGTAGCCACGTTGCGCTTGTCCAGCTTTGTACCGGCTTTGGACGGTATCAGCCACTCACAGCCGCTGTCAAGCATCCAAAAGGCAATAATTTTATAAATGGGGTCCAAAATAGGGATAATGCGGTTTTTGCCCGCCTCGGTCTTTTCGCCGCCCTGCATATACCGCTCTTTTAGATGCACATCGTCGCAGCGCATGGAGAGCAGCTCATCGATACGCATACCGGTGTAGAGCAGCACCATTGCGATTTGCGCTGTCTGCCCAAGCTTCGGGTCGTCTTGTCGGCTGATTATCTGCTCTATCTCTTGAGCAGTCAAGGTGCGCTCTGCCTTGCCTGTAGCCGCCGGGAGCTGCAAGAGCATGGCATAGTTTTTGTTTATGATGTCCTGAGCCATTGCCCACTCGCAGATCTGGCTGAAAAGTGTGCGCTGCTTTTCGCAGGAGCTGCGGGAGAGGCCCTTTTCCACCATCTGGTCAATCACCTGTTGATAGTCTGCGGCTTTTAAGTCCCGGAGCTGTCGGTCATACAGCGGCGCAGCCTTTGCATAGGCCAGCTCATAACCCTTTTTCATATCAGTGCTGAGCTTGTCAAATTTGGGCTGCGCTTTCCATTGGGCATAGGCATCCGCAAAAGTACATTTCAGACGCGCTGCTGGGGTGTTCTGGGCGTTGTAAGCGTCCAGCGCTTGTACTGCTTCGCCCGGCGTCGCAAAGGTTCCCAGAACGTCTCGCTTGGCTGTCAGGGCCACATACGGTTTTGACCTTGTCCCGCTCAACTTATATACACTGCCGCTGCCCTTTGGGCGGCGGCGCTTTTTTCTTTGCTGCGGGGCGGCTTCGGGCTGCTTCTTGCCGCAGTAGGGGCAAAAAGATGCATCATCCGGTATTTCCCGACGGCAGCAGGCGCGAATACACCTCAACGCTCTTCACCTCGCTTTGCAGTATAGTCGGTCTCGCCGCTCTTCGCGGCCTCTTTTCCCGCCTGGTATGCCGACTGCAGCAGACTCACCGGAGGCTGGACTTCCCACGGGATCGGGTCTGTTCCTGTAGCCACGGCGAACCCGTAGTTGTCCAGTATTTGGCCGCAGACGGATACCTTGTTCTGCAAGGGAGTGTGCAGGTTTGCGCACACCTCAGCAAACACCGCCGGTGGATAACTGCCATGTCGGCCCAAAAGGATAAACAGCACCATCTCTTTTACAATTCGCGGCGCTGTGCGAAAGTATTCTGTAAGCGCCTCATCCAGCTCTTCGTCTGATTTGCGCTGTACGGGCTCTTTATAAAGTTCTGGGTGCAGCATTTCTTGCATGGCGGGGAGCGGAGAAGTCCCGCAAGCCTCGAACCAGTCCATTATCTTGTCAGCCGGTGGGCTGGACGCCCCGCACTCCCAGCTCTGGATCGTAGCCTTTCCCTTGTTGATCCGGCGGGCCATGTCGACTTGGCTCAAGCCTGCCGCGACTCTGGCCCGCGCCAATGCGACACCAAGCTTTTCCGCAGTAAAGTAGCTCATCAATTATAACCTCACAAATTTCCATGCCATAAAAACAAAAAGTGACATGGGAAAAACCCATGCCACTCGACAGAGCGGAAGTCCTTCAAGTTTTCCCATAAAATGGTAAAATCTAAAACAAGTTGGACAAATTGAACAAAAACAGAGGTGAAATAAAATGGATTTCGAGCAAAGAAACGGCAAAGAAAACGAAATGACCATCATTGACGGGATGCCCGCCACCGTTTTGACGGGTACCGCGCATACACCTGAACCTTGGGAGGACTAAAGATGGACAAGATGAAGCTGTTTTGCACCCACATCCGCGCCGCGCTGGCCTGCTATGAGGATATGCCGCCCGAGGGACAGGCCCGGGCTCGACTTTTCGTGATCCGCAAGGCCGGGGACATCCGGCAGCTCAAGGCCGCATCAGACGCGCCCGGCGGGGAGCTTGCCGCTGAACTGTTGCAAAAATTGCAACAATCTTGCAACCACGGATAACAACGTGCATATTTTGCACGTTGTTCGCGCAAAACGCGCGTATTTAGCAAAAAGTCAGCGTAAATTTCAGCGATTCAGCGCAAATGCTAAATTTTTTACGCATTTTTTCGCGATTAAACGCGCTTGACGTGATACAATCAACAGCTGTATAATTCAGTTGTGACCTACATATTGAGCATCGAAATGTTGGATTCGAGCTCAGACTTTCCTTTTTCGGTTAAAAAATACTTGCCTTTTTCATTCATCTGGATAAAGCCCCGCTTTTCTAGCGTTTGAAGATGATAGCCAACATTTTTTATGCCATACTCAAACCACCAAAGACCCGGATAACCATATCTCGGGTGCGGATATGTTCCATATGAGCAATATTTCAGCAATGCAATTTCAGTTCGGTACAATCCATTCTCGGTAGAGGGCTGATTTTGCATCTGCTCTGCAAACGGAACCACTCGACGCATACCATTCACGGCATCAAGAGCGAAAGACGGAACATAATCTTTATAATAGGACGGTTCTTGATAATACTTTTGTTCTTCTGCCGGAATTGGTGGTTCTTCGCCATTCATAAACGAAAACGCTGTAAATAAATCCATTGGTTACACCTCTTGCAAAGCGGTGTGCTTCATTTCAAGATACGTTTTAGAGCAGAGTGGCATTCGGTCTAAAAACGGCTCAAAAGATGCATACCATCTTTGCGTAGAGTTTGAGCGGCCACGCTCAGTCTTGAGAGCGGAAAGTTTCTGAACCTGTTTTGCATAGGCATTATCTATCAGTACATTTACAGTTTCAGCAGTGGTTTCCTGGTCAAGCGCCTGAGCTTTCAAGGCTGGAAGGTCACAGGTGAATTTTATTCCCTTCTGTTGCAGCTCTATCATGTTGTCGAGACGTTCCAAAGCAAGGTCATACCGAGAGAAAAAAGTATCTGGATCTGCCGTTTTCTGCATGATATTCATGGAATCTTGAAATTCATCCATGAAAATCTTGGCGTTCATCCGGTCGATTTCTGCTATTGTTTCTTCTGGGGCGATCTTATCAATGCTTTCCATTGTAGGGAAATCAAAAGTATCTGGAGCAGCTGCGGTGTCTCCCGAATGATAAGAGCGGTATTTAGTTTTGTTATAATCGACAACGCAAAGTGCTGCAACCAAAAAAGGAAAGGCAAAGAAAGCGACGAACAAAAGGGAAATTTCTGAAATATTGAAAGAAGGTTTCCAGATGCTCAGTATGGGACACAAGCAAATTAAACCAATAGCAAAGCAACCAGCCCATTGCAAAAGCGTAGGCCTTGCGTCTTTCCATTTTACGGGTGCTTGCTTGTACGGCGCTCTTTTCTGAATTGTAGAGCTAGAAGGAACGGGAGAAAATATAGCTTCTGCTATTGCACGTTGTGTGCGTTTGCTTGGCGTGATTGCCTTCCCGACTTTTTTAAGCCACCGTTTGTTTGCGCGGTCTCGCTGAGTATAAATAGATACCTTCCTGCGGCCGCCTCGTGCCATACCGCAACACCTCACACATAACAATTATATAAGGAGGACAAAGCAAAATGCAGGACACATCTTTCAGCCCGGACGAAATCAGAAAAATCATCGAAAAGCTTAAGAGCGACCCTGCATTCCGTCAGAAAGTCCTCGATATTCTAAACAGCTAAATTACAACAACGCCCGGATCGCATTCTTTTTTGCGTCCGATGCGGCCATGATTTTTCTTACAAGCTCAGCATCTTCTGGGGACAGCCCACTCAGGCTTACCGTCTCCGGGGTGCTGGGCTTTTCTTTTTGCTCTTCACCGGTCAACTCTTCGACCGTGACACCTAGCGCATTGGCTACTGGCGCTAGCATTTCATCTGGGAAGTCACGCCCACTTACTAGCATTTGCGAAATATAGCCACGGCTTTTTCCGACCTCTCTGCATACAAAAGAAACATTGATTCCTTTTTCGGTAGCGATTTTTTTAGCCCTCTCCACATTTCGCATAAAAAAGACCTCGCTATTTTGTAAAAATAGCCAAATGTTCACTAAATTGCAAATTGACTATTGCAAAATAGCCACTTGGCTAGTATAATACTAAGCACAGGGCAAGCAAAACCAAAGCCCCTGACAATATTATATCGGGCAGACGCTAGATTTTATTCACTTTGTACCTCGCAACTACATAGTAGCATATTTTCTAGTGATTTTCAAGCCCGGAAAGGAGAATTGCTAGTGAATGTTTCAAAAATCGACCAGTTTTGCAAGTTGCACGGATTGAGCCGCACCGATCTGGAGGCGGCGGCAGGCCTGAGCAATGGCGCAATCGGAAAGTGGGAGCGCTCGATTTACGGACCCAGTATCTCGCAGCTGCTCAAACTTGCAAAGTATTTCAAGGTCACACTGAACGAGATCGTGGTCTACGATGATGAGTAAGTGGGAAGAACGAACGCCAGAGGAGTGCGTTGAAAGCGTCGTTCTAGATTTGAATAGCTATTGGAGCATGATGCAAAAACACAGGTCTGAAGGCCTACAAGATGGATACCCGAGCGATATTGGGATGGATTTTTGCAAGAGGTATAGACACATAATCTTAACAATCGGTAGCTTGGGAGGAAAAACTACACGTTACAGTGACGGAAGCCATGAAGTATCGGTCTTCGGAATTACAGTGCATTCACTGAAAGGCGTTTTTTAAGGAGGTTCGCATGGCAAACATTCAGATTTTCAACAACCCCGAGTTCGGGGACATCCGCACGGTAGACCAGAACGGCGAGCCGTGGTTCGTGGGCAAGGACGTGGCGGCGGCGCTGGGCTACGGCAATCCCCAGAAGGCAATCCGTGACCATGTTGATGAGCAAGACAGAGGGGTGAACGAAATGGACACCCCCGGCGGAAAGCAGCCGATTGCGATTATCAACGAGTCCGGCCTGTACAGCCTGATTTTTGGCAGCAAGCTGGAAGGGGCCGTGCGGTTCAAACGGTGGGTGACCAGCGAGGTGCTGCCTACCCTGCGCAAGACCGGCAGCTACATGATGCCCAAGCTCAGCAAGGAGATGCAGGCGCTGTTTATGCTGGACAACCGCACCCAGCGGCAAGAAGAGCGGCTCACCGCGTTGGAGAACACCATGACGGTGGATTACAACCAGCAGCGTGTGCTGCGCAAGAGCATCAGCCGGGCCGTCATCGCGGCGCTTGGCGGCGAGGACACCCCGGCCTACATCGACAACCACGTGCGCAGCAAGGTGTACAGCGAGTGCAACCACGATGTGCAGGACTGGTTCCGGGTGAACAGCGTGGGCAACATCCCCCGCAAGCGCTTTGACGAGGCGGTGGAGTACATTCAGCGCTGGAAGCCCAGCACCAACACCGTGATGCTGATCCAGCAGACCAACGGCCAGACCAGTTTGTTTGCCGCAGCCGCTGCCCAGAGGAACACCACCACCTCCGGGAAGTTTGTTAAGGAGGTATAAGCATGAAAAAAGTTATTGTAGGCGTAGTGTCCGTATTGGCAAGCGCTTTGCTGATGGCAGGATGCAATAAGCAGGTTATTGACATGACCTATGAATACAGCTGGGCACAGCTGAAAATGCCTGATGGAACGATTGTCGAGGGCAATGTCGAAAGCTGGTGCGACTATGAAGGCGACCAGCTTCAGGTTGTGATTGACGGCGTGACCTATCTGGTTCATTCGTCCAACATTGTCATGTGTCATTAATGCAAGGAGGATCTTTGTGAAAACCACGATGCGCGATAAAGTTTTCCAGCTGATCGGCAAGTATCAGTTCTTGGAAGAGGACTTCCATTCAAGGTCATTTTTCAAGTCCGGGCCGTTTTGCGGCCCGTATGGCCGGTCGGAGGAAGATATAAAAGCAAAGATGTGTGGCCAGTTCTTGGCCGATTTGAACAAGCTGCTGGAAGAGGACGAAGCTGCAGCAGCCCAGGAAGACCCCCGCAAGACCGCCCCGGCGGGCAAGTGGTGCGCGAACTCAGCGGCACAGGCAGCTGAGTTCGCCGCAAAGGAGGCACGGAACAATGGGTGAAGCACTGGCGATCATCATCGCGTTTGCCGCCCTTCTGGGCATCTCGTGGGGCGTTACCTGCACCGCCGTGTGGGCCATCTGCACATTGATGCACTGGACGTTCACCTGGGCCGCCGGAACGGCGGCGAGTTTGCGGAAGTATAGCCGTAAAAAGCACTGCAAAACCAAATTGAAAGAAAGGAGCAGGCCATGCAGAAGCCGAGCCTTACGATAGGCGAATGCGTCCAGATCCTTCGGGACAACAACATCTCAAAGACCGAAAAGGTCCTGGGAGCTCAAATTCAGGCGGGAGTTTTCCCGGAATGGTCAAAGCCATCCGTAGGAACAAAAGAGCCTTGCCCTGACATCTCCCGCGCCGGTTTTATGGCGTGGGTGAAGGACTTTTACAAGCTCGAAAAGGTTTATACAAAGGAGGAACCGAGAGAATGAGAAAGAAACCGATGAATTTTCGACTCATCTTAGCGCTGGACGGGCTGGCTTTGCTGGCAATCATCGGCGCGGTGCAGGTGGTGCGCTGGGCCTGCTCCTGGCTGGCCGTTGCGCTGGCTTACTGGGGCGGCTGGGACATCGCCGAGGCTGCGTATGCCGCGCCTTGGATTATTGTTGCATCTACTGCCGGGCTGGCGATGTCGTTTTATGGGATGTATGAGGACAACAAACGGTATAAGCGCAGCGGTTACAGCAAAATCGTCCGCAACCATGCCCGGAACCCGGAGTATCCGCAGGATGAGGAGAAGGGCGCATGAAGCTGGAAGAGCTGATTCGGCAGCAGGCCGAAGAGCACCTTAAAACAGCCACACGGCTTGCAACGGAGTCCGCGCTCACGGGAGACATCTGGCTGCGGGTCATCTGCCGGGAAAAATCAGAGGTCTATAGCGCGGCAGCAGATGGGCTGCTCACAGCCCTCCACGATGCGGAGGATGTCGCACATGGCTGATTACATCCACTATGTCACATGGTACACCGTGTACAGCGCCAAGACCGGCGAGGTAGTGGCCGCGGGAACGTCCGCCATGTGCGCTGCTAAGCTAGGATACAAGACCGCCAACAGCTTTGTGTCTTCCGTTGGACACCGACGCCATGAAAAAAAGCATCCGCACAAGTACATTTTTGAGCAGGAGCGCATTGATTGTGCGGAGGTCGACTGTCTCCCTCCGCTTCGCCGTTACTGCAAAAAGACGAAAAGGGAACAGGAATATGAACGGTAGATATATGCGAGCCGCAGAGATTCGCTGGAATAAGCGACAGCCGGAACGGCTGCGGCACATCCATCGGGATGAAACTCAAAAACAGCAGGCTTCATTCTGCTGCCATGCTTACCATAAAGGGGATCCTGGCAGATGCGATAAACTGATTTTTGCCGGTTTTGACCCCGTGTTATCAAGTGTGCAGGCTCAGCATTGGGCGGACGAAAACTGGCCGCTTTATGACCATGTCGACGTCTTGGATTCTTCGGGCCGCAAGATTTACGGGAGGTGATACACATGAGTCAGACGTTAGCCCGCAGAGCGCGAATCAAAGACCTGTCCAACAAGGCCGAGGGCATTTTTCAGTACGTCGGGAACGACAATGTGCTGTTCCGACTCATCAGCGCCGGCAACAAGCTCACCAGCGACGTCAACTATGCTGTGGCTCTGTTCACCGGTTTCGCCCGCAGCCATCAGCTGGGCAGTCAGGAGACCCGCCGCACAATCGACTCGATTTATCGCCGGGTCGGTGAGCTCATGTGCCTCATCGACATCGTTCATGCCGCTGCTGGCGAAGAAATCATGCCTGAGCCGTATGAATCCATAGATTTTTGTTACATGACCGAGTACCGCACCATGCTACGGGAGGCCGTCATTCGTGGGATGCCGGACAACTACAAAGGCCCAGCGCAGAACCCCTACACTGTCAGCCTTGTGCAGCCGGGCGTTGGCTACGGCGATGGTTACACACTGGACGAGTACGATGACGATTTCTTTGCCCGTTTCACTCGCCAGGAAGAACCCAGAGACCGGAAGCTCGTTTTCCGTTGCACCAAATCCGAGCTTGACGCCATCAAGCGTTATGCAAATATCATCGATATTAAATTTACCGAGGAGGATATTCACCATGCCTGAGAAAATGAACCAGACCCCTATCGAGATGCTTGACCAACATGTCACCCCGCCCGCAGAGATGCCCGCACCTGCTGCACCTGTCACCCCTGCCCGTCAGAGCTACGCCGAGAAGGTGCAGGGCCTGACCATTGACGAGCGCAACTGGATGCTTGCAAAGTCCAAAGCCGCCGCGATGGCACAGCTGCCCGAAGGTTTTCTGCCTCAGACCTACACTGGCAATCCCGGCGCGTGTGCCATCGCCTGCGAGATGGCCCTGCGCATGGGCGTCTCGCACCTTTTCGTCATGCAGAACCTTTACGTCGTCCATGGTATGCCCACATGGAGCGGCAAGAGCTGCAAGGCCCTCATCGACAACAGCGGCCAGTTTGCGGGCCGCACCCGCTACCGCATGGAGGGCGAAGAAGGCACCGACAACTGGGGCTGCCGCCTGATCGGCGTGGACAAGCTCACCGGCGAAAAGGTCGAAGGTCCGAAAGTCACGGTCAAGATGGCAAAGGATGCCGGGTGGTGGAACAAGAATGGCAGCTACTGGCCCAAAATGACCGAAATGATGCTCAAGTACCGCGCCGCCGCTTACTTTGCCCGCGCCGAGTGTCCGGAGGTCCTGATGGGCGCCAACATCGACTACGAGGTAGGCGCTGGCGACGCCGAGGAAGAGGGTGCGGCCCATGCTTAATGTTGTTGCATTGATGGGCCGTCTGGTCTACGACCCGGAGCTCAAGACCACCCAGAACGGCACCAACGTGTGCAGATTCCGCATCGCGGTTGACCGCAGCTTTGCCCGGCAGGGCGAAGAGCGCAAGGCCGATTTTATCGACGTCACCGCGTGGCGGCAGACCGCCGAGTTCGTCTGTAAGTATTTCCAGAAGGGCAGCATGATCGCCATCGAAGGCAGCTTGCAGACCCGTCAGTACCAGGACAAGAACGGCAACAACCGCACAGCTACCGAGGTTCTTGCGTCGCAGGTGAGCTTTTGCGGCGGAAAGGCCGCAGAGAAGCCCGCTGTGCACGATTTCGAACAGCAAACAGAAAATCATGTGCGCGAAGCAAACGCCGCTCACAGCACCTCGCAGAAGCCTCAAAGCGTACCGGAGTATTCGCAGGGCAGCGCAGACGACTTCTCGGTCATCGACGACAGCGAAGACCTCCCGTTCTAAGCCGAGAGCTGCGCTATCTGGCTATACGGGCGCGCAAAGGAGGTGATTGAGTGGCACAGGACGATAAAAAGTCATTTGTGGCGTATCTGAGCTGGTTCGATGCGCTGGAAGAATACTCCGACGCAGAGGTTGGGCAGTTGATGCGAGCTCTTGCACGGTATGCCAAAACCGGAGAAGAGCCTGAATTTTCAGACCGTGGGATGCGGGGCAACTGGAAATTTATGTGCAGCGACGTAAAACGGGCGTCTGAAAAATGGGATGAAACCCGCAAGAAACGCAGCAACGCCGGAAAACGCGGTATGGCAAAGCGCTGGGGAAAGCCTGACGACATAACAAAAATAACAAACGATAACAATGTTAATGACGACATAACAAAAATAACTGTAGATGTAGATGTAAATGGAGATGTAGATGTAGATGGGGATGTAGATGTTGTAAAGCGCGATAACACCGCCGCCGTTGATATGGAGTTATCAAAAATCGTCCAGCATTACCAACGTGCTATCGGCGACTTCCCGCGTTCGGCGCTGGAAAAACTGCAAAAATGGCGGCAGGAGTACAGCACGGAGATGATTTTGCTGGCGATCGACAAGGCCGCAGAGGCTGGGAAACGCTCGTGGAACTACATCAACGGCATCCTGTCTGGCTGGCAGCGGGACAGGATACGCACCCCGGGGGACGTGGCAGCGAATGAGCAGCGCCGACAAGATCAGCCTCGCGGGAAACAAGCCACAGAAAGCACCGCAGAAGCATACGCAAATATTTTCAAGGGGGTGAAACCGTGACAGTGGAGATGATGACAAAGCTCCTTGCGGACGCTGAAGCCTATTTTGGACGGCCTCAGACCGCAGAGAACCGCGCAAGTATCGCGGAGATATGGGCGAACTCATCGCTCAAGGATGTGCCGGATAAGATGGCCTATAAGACATTCCACGAGGTGATTTCGGAGTGCAGCTGGCAGAGCCAGCTGCTCCCGGCGTGGAAAAAGGCCATCGAAAAGGCCCAGGGTGAGCAGATGCTGGCGAAGCACTGCCTTGCTGCCCGCACCCGGATGCTCAAGTCCAGAAAAGAAAGAAAGCTTCTTGGGTAGGCAAACCAGAACGGAGGACGAAATGCCTAGATACAAAGTCATCGTAGAGTGCAGCGGCCCGCACGGGAACGCGGCGCTTACATACCGCATCAATACCGCAAGCCGGTTTGCGGCAGAGTTCCGGGCCTGCCAGCTGGCGGGAGACCATTACCCCGAGTATCGGGACATCAAACCGGTGAGGACGGAGGCGTTGGATGAACACAGACGTAATGTTTAGTAGCGTTACAGACCAATGGTCAACTCCTCAGGATTTCTTTGACGGGCTGAATGAAGAATTTCACTTCACACTTGACCCATGTGCGGATGAACTAAATCACAAATGTGCCAGGTTTTTCACAAAAGAACAAGATGGTTTGGTTCAGAGCTGGGACGGCGAGCGAGTATTTTGCAATCCGCCATACGGAAGAGAAATAGGCAAGTGGGTGCAAAAAGCATCTGAGGCTCACGCTCTGGTGGTGATGCTGCTTCCGGCCAGAACAGACACAAAGTGGTTTCATGATTTCATCTACCAAAAGCATGAGGTGCGCTTTGTTCGTGGCCGGTTAAAATTTGGCGGACAAAAAAATTCTGCACCCTTTCCGTCCATGGTAGTGATTTTCAGATGCAAAAATCAGAAGGAGGCATGCAAAAATGACAATGACGCCGTGTAAAGACTGCCCTGCACGGCACCCGGTATGCCACGACACATGCCCCAAGTACGCCGAGTTCAAGCGACAGCGGGAAGCGGAAGCCGCTTACACCAGAGAGATGCTAGACACAGGCAAGGTCTACCACTACGATTACGAGGACCGCCACCGGGAGCGGGGCCGCAAGAAGTACATGGGAGCGAACGGAGGAGCGGACAGATGAAAGTGCTTATCGCCTGTGAGGAATCGCAGGAAGTCTGCAAGGCATTTCGGGCAAAAGGCCACGAAGCCTACTCCTGCGACATTCAGGAGCCGTCCGGCGGACATCCTGAGTGGCACATTCTCGGGGATGCGCTCAAGGCCATTGAGGGTGGGCAAATCGTAACGATGGACGGCGTGGCGCATGAAGTCGGAAAGTGGGATTTGCTCATTGCACACCCGCCCTGCACTTATCTAAGCAACGCCGGAGCAAGGCATCTTTGGAAAGGGCATGAGCTTCAGGCAGACCGTGTGATGCTTGGCATTCAAGGCCGAGACCTGTTCATGCGTTTCTGGTGGGCAGATGTTCCACGGATTTGCATAGAGAACCCAGTGCCAAGCCGGGTGTTCTGCTTGCCGGAGTATACACAGAGCATACAACCGTACCAGTTCGGGCATCCGTACACAAAGAAAACCTGCCTTTGGCTCAAAGGTCTGCCGCCGCTGATTCCAACCGACATTGTAGAGCCTGTTGCTACATGGTGTCCGTCCGGCTCGTATAGTCATAAGCACGATGTGAAAAATAAGGGGATGTTTACGGCTGATCGGGCGAAGAACAGAGCCAAAACATTTCCGGGAATCGCAAAAGCAATGGCTGAACAGTGGGGTGAGCTATGATGCACATGACCCTCTACGGCGACCCACGCACCAAGAAAAACTCTGCCCGCATCCTTAAAAGCCGCTCAGGCGGGCGCTTCGTGGCTCCTAGCAAGGCTTACGTGGATTATGAGACGGACTGCCTGCGGCAAATCAAAAGGCCGCGCAGCCCTATCTCTGCCCGTGTGAACGTGAGGTGCGTGTACTACATGAAGACAGCCCGCCGGGTCGATCTGGCAAACCTCATCGAAGCTACAACTGACATTCTGGTTAAAGCCCGCGTGCTGGAGGACGACAACAGCAAGATTGTTGCCTCCCACGATGGCAGCCGGGTGGAGCTCGACCGGAAAAACCCGAGAGTGGAAATTGAGATTGAAGAAATGGAGGAATGAATTGTGCCAAACTGGTGCGAAGGAAAATTGAAAGTCCGAGGAAAAAAAGAAAATGTCGTAAAGTGGCTCACTGAATGTGTGGCTGTATGGAATCCTGACGTTGAGGAAGGCAAGCCACTTTATGATGCTCCGATTTTCAGAAAATACGAAAGCGGCGTTTCCTATACCTACGATGATGACGAGCTTCATGTTTGCGTAAAGCAAGAAGCATACATTGCCGGAACTAGAAGAAACTTTGTTCAAAAGTGTGGAAAGGATTTCTTTTTTGGCGCAAAGGACGGAAAAGACATTATCGTTCTGCCAGTGCAGGCGGCATGGGCATTTGAATCTGAGCCATACGAAGAAATGTCAAAACAATATGGTCTTGATTTTAGGCTCTATGGATATGAGCGCGGAATGGAGTTTAACCAAGAAATTGAGGTTGTAAACGGAAAAACGACTATAAATCGTGAAATTACATTCGAGGACTACTACTGGGAGTGCCCCGACCCGGAGATGGGAGGCTGATAACATGACTCGCACATGGACACCTGACACCGACACACCAAAGCCTGACAGCGGCGTGGATTACCGCACCGTCAAGGCGTGGTTCCAGCAATGCCGCGACCTTGCGGCAGCTATCGAAGCCCAGAAGCAAAAAATACAGCGTATCAGGGACGTGGCCGAAAAATGCACCCAGAGCCTGAGTGGGATGCCTGCGGGCGGTGGCAATGGGGACAAGGTGGGCTTTGCTGTAGAGCAGCTGGACACCGAACGCCGACAGCTTCAGAGGATGGAGACGGACCTGTGCAATTTGCGTGTTGAGGCCACCCGGCGGGCATACTGCCTGATGGCCGAGCCGGAATGCGCCGAAGCGATTTGCGAGCACTATGTCATAGGAAAATCTCACAAGGAAATCGCAAAAGAAGTCGGCGTGTGCGGGGCAGATGTGGTCTACCGGCGAATCAAACGCGGATGTATGGCCCTGGCCGAGATATGGGACGAGTTTTCTGACGTGCAAAGTGTACAACATGCACAAGAAAACACAGCGTGATTTTGGAAGGGGTCAGCTCTTTTCAAGTCTGTAAGCTTAGATGTAAAATTCTAATAAGCGGTTCAGCGCTAAGCGGTAGCCGCTTGCCACGCAGCCTCCGAAACGGTTCCTTCCTTGTGACAGGTTTTCATGCTTTCCTGTTCTCCTTCACCGTTTTGCGGGCTGCTTCTATGCGATACACTGACACAAAGGCAGCTTGTCGCTCACGAGAGACAAGAGGCGGTTCGATTCCGCCGTATCGCACCGTATGGCGCATGGACTCATCCCCCACAAAGCTGCACGCTTAACCTCCCGTGCCACGAGAGAAAGCTTTGAATCCCTGAGGGTGTGGGTAGACTTCCCGACGGGATGTGCGTCAAACAACAGCCCTGGCGGAGAACCAGGGCTGTTTTATATGGCCGCCTGAGCGCAGTACGGAGCGCGAGTCAGCTGAGATATTGCTGGCTGGTTCGAGTCCAAGGGCGGTGTTTTATACTCCGGTAGCTCAAGTGGTAGAGCGGCGGTCTCCAAAACCGCATGTTGCAGGTTCGAGTCCTGCCGGGAGTGCTTGCATGATCTGACGAGAGCGGGGAGTGCAATAGCGGGGCATCCGGCCGCGAAAGTTCCGGGTGCAGAGGCTTTGCACCCGACAAGCAAGGCCTCTTATTTTGATATTTTGACCGTTCGGATTTTCCGGGCGGTTTTTCTTTTGCATGAGTTTAGAGAGGTGGTGGCGGTGGGCGCACGGCGGCTGACAGATAAGCAAAAAAAGAAGATCGTTGCGGACTATGTGCAGCTCCAAAGCTACCGCGCAGCCGCAAAGCTGAACGATGTTTCGGACGCGACCGTCAAGAAAGTCGTAAAGGAAGACCCGGAGAGTGCGCGCTTGTGCGCACAAAAAAAGCGGGAAAACTCGAAGGACATGCTTTCTTACATGGAGAGTAAGCAAGGGGAAGCACAAGAGCTTCTCGGGCTGTATCTGAAAGCGATGGCGGACCCGGACAAGATTGCGGAAGCAACACTGCCGCAGCTGTCAACGGCGTTCGGCACCATCGTGGACAAGTTTGCCATGCTGGGAGATCAAAGCAGCATAGAAGTCCCGGACGATGGGCTTGTGGAGGCACTGAGCGCCGCCGCTGACTTCAGCCCGCCGGATGACGTGGAGATACTGCCAAAGGAAGAGGACGAAAATGCGGAAAAGTAACGGCTTTCGCTGGAAAGCCCTCAGCCAGCGGCAAAAGCAGGTCCTGAGCTGGTGGACGCCGCAGAGCGCATACAGCGGCTACAACGGCATCATTGCCGATGGCGCCATCCGTTCGGGCAAGACCTTTGCCATGAGCTTTTCTTTTGTCCAGTGGGCCATGACCTGCTACAGCGGGCAGCAGTTTGCCATGTGCGGAAAGACCATCGCCAGCTTCCGGCGCAACGTGCTGGGAACGCTCAAGCAGCAGCTTGCGGCCCGTGGTTACAACGTCAAGGAGCACCGGGCCGAAAACTGCATGACCGTCAGCAAGGGCGGCAAATCTAACGAATTTTACTTTTTCGGCGGCAAGGACGAGAGCAGCCAGGACCTGATCCAGGGCATCACCCTGGCCGGTGCGTTTTTTGACGAGGTGGCTTTGATGCCGCAGAGCTTCGTCAATCAGGCCACCGCCCGCTGCTCTGTCACCGGGTCAAAGTTCTGGTTCAACTGCAACCCGGGCAGCCCACAGCACTGGTTTTATCTGGAGTGGGTGCGCAAGTGCCGTTCCCGCAAGATGATGTATCTCCATTTCACGATGGACGATAACCTGTCACTTGCCGAGGACATCAAAGAGCGCTACCGCAGACAGTACAGCGGCGTTTTCTATCAGCGCTACATTCTGGGCCTGTGGACGGTGGCTGAGGGCCTTGTCTACGATATGTTCGACCGACAAAAACATATCATCGACAAGTTGCCGGAGCTGTCCCCGAAGAGCGCCTATGTGGCGTGTGACTTCGGTACTCAGAACGCAACGGTGTTCCTGCTGCTCCAAAAACAGGCAGATGTAGACCGCTGGATCGTCACCCGGGAGTATTACTACAGTGGTCGAGAGCAGAAGCGGCAAAAGACCGTGGGCGAGTACGTCACAGATCTCAAAGCGTGGCTGGATGGACTGAAACCGGAGCGGGTCATCGTTGACCCCTCTGCCCTGCCCCTGATTACAGAGCTGCGCAAGAACGGCTTTACCCAGACTCCTGCAAACAACGACGTTCTGAGCGGCATTCTGGACGTGCAGACCATGCTGCAGACCGGGCGGCTGAAGATATACAAAGACTGCAAGCACACGCTGGAAGAGTTCGGCGTATACGCTTGGGATCCAGATAAAGACGACACCGTGCTGAAGGTCAACGACCACTGTATGGACGCCATCCGATATTTTGTGCGCACGAAGCGCCTTGTGAAACTGAGGGATTGATTTTGAGCACTGTATACACATTCCAGACCTTTCAGCAGGCGCAGGCCGCCGGGGAGCAGCCTGATTTTGTCCGGCGGTTCGTGCTGCAGCACTGCGCTTCCGGCCCTTACAGGATGGCGCTGGACGCTGACCTGTATGACGCCCAGAAAAACCCGGGGGCTGAACGCTTCGCGCAGGCTTACGCTTTGATGCTGAAACGCCTGTCCAAAAACACAAAGCAGGATGTCCTGCACCCCGATATGGTCAAGAGTAATCTTTTCCGGCGGCTCAACAAGCAGAGAGCCACATACTCCCTCGGCAACGGCGTGGTCTTTGCGGACGATGACGTAGACAAGGACAGGCTGGGGCAGAACTTTGACGAGCAGATCCAGAAGGCCGGATATTTCGCCCTGATCCACGGAGAGAGCTTTGGATTCTGGAACAACGACCATCTGGTGGTTTTCAAGCTGACCGAGTTCGCACCCCTGTACGATGAAAAGACAGGCCTTTTGCAGGCTGGCGTGCGCTTCTGGCGGCTGAACCCTGACACGGATATGCACTATATCCTGTACGAGCTGGACGGCTTTACCGAGTACACGGAAAGCAAAATCGGCAATGTGATGCAGGAGACAACGCCGAAGCAGGCATACAAGAGCGTGACCGTCACCACACCCGGCGGCGGGCTGGAAAGCGTGGAGGGCGAAAACTACAGCGCTCTTCCCATTGTGCCGCTGTGGGGCTCCGACCTGCACCAGAGCACCCTTGTGGGGCTGAAAGCTTACATTGACAACACCGATCTGGTGATGTCCGGCTTCTGCAATGACTTGCAAGACTTTTCGCAGATCTACTGGCTGTGCGAGAACTTCAACGGCATGACCGATGGCGAGCTGCAGGAGTTTCTTGTCAAGCTGAATCTGTACCACATTGCAGGCGCAGACACCAGCCAGGGCGGCAAGATCACCCCCTATACCACCGAGATCCCTGTGACGGCCCGGCAGGCTCTGTTGGAGCTGCTCCACACACGGGTATATGAGGACTTCGGCGGGCTGGATGTGCATTGTGTCAGCGCGGACAGCACCAACGACCATCTGGATGCAGCTTATGAGCCGCTGAACCAGAACGCGGACGACTTCGAGGCACAGATCAAGCCGTTCATCCGGCAGATCTGCGCACTGGCTGGCTTTGACAACGCTATGCCGGCATTCAACCGCAGCAAGATTACCAACACAGCTGAGCAGGTCGCAACGGTGATTTCTGAGGCACCCATCATCGGGCAGGACATGGCCATTGACCTGTTGCCCAACCTGACCCCGGAACAAAAGGAGCAGGCCAAGGCTGCGCTGATGGCTGAGAGCGCAACAAGGGAGGCCGTGGACGAAGAGGAGGACGAAGACGGTGATGAAACGTGATTTCCGACCGTGACCGAATTTCCACCCGCCAGCTGAACCGCCTGCGCCGCCGTATCCTCCGGGTGTACGGCACTGCCCGCCGGGAGATGCAGGAGCAGCTCACCGAGTTTCTGGGGAAGTACCGAGCGTTGGACGAGCGCAAGCGGGCGCAGCTGGATGCAGGCGAGATCACCGAAGAGGATTACCGCATCTGGCTGCAAAATCAGGTCTTTCAGTCCGATTTGATGCACGCCAAGCTGGACGGCATCACGCAGACCTGCACCACAGCCCAGCAGACGGCCTACAATCTGGCCCGGGACGAGCAATACAACATCTTTTCCTTTGGCGCAAACTGGGCTTTCTACGAGCTGGAACAGGCCGCAGGCGTGACGTTTGGGCTGACCCTGTACAACACCGAGGCAGTCAAGCTGCTGCTCAAAGAAAACCCCAAGCTGGTGCCAAACAAGCGCATCAAGAGCGAGAGCAACCGCACCTATGACGCCCGGGTATTCAATCGCTACGTCATGCAGGGTATCGTGCAGGGCAAGAGTGTCCACGACATCGCCGTGCAGGCCGTAAACGGCATGGCAGACACGGAGATTCACTGGGCCATGAATAACGCCATCACGGCACTCACAGGCGCTCAGAACGCCGGGGCATTGCAGCAGATGCACAACGCCCAGGCTTTGGGCATCGAGGTCAAAAAGCGCTGGAACTCCACCCACGACTACCGCACCCGTGAGATGCACCGCCTGCTGGATCAGGAGACCGCAGACCTTGACGAGCCGTTTAAGGTGCAGGGCTACGAGATCATGTACCCGGGAGACCCCAACGCCGCCCCGGAGATGGTCTATCACTGCCGGTGCAAATTAACCAGCGCGTTGGTCAAGTACCCGAGACAGACCGCAGCCCGGCGGGATAACGTTACAAAAGCTGTCACATCTGACCTGACCTATACCGAGTGGTACAAAGCCAAAGGCGGCACAGAAGCCGAACAGATGTGGTGGGCAAAAGAGCGAAAACGCAGAAAGGAGAGCGCAAAGCATGAAAAATAAGAAGTTTGGGATTGTCGTAATCAACGATGACTTTTTCTTGAACTTTTGCCGTGATTTTAAGCCCCCGTGTGGTTACATTAAGCCTAAACACGCGCGGCCTTCCTACGGAAATGGCGCAAAGCCGCATGAAGCGCACAAACGCCTTATTAGGACAATGGAAGGATTTAGAAAATGAATGTCTTAATGTCAGATGCCGATTATGCGCCGTGGCTTATGGATGCGCTCAAGCTGATTGAAGAAGAGAAGGTCAAAAAACTTGCAGTAGTAGGCATTACTGCCAAAGGTGAGGTCATGACCGGTTATTATCACATGGAAATGTCCGATAAAGCTCTTGTTTCTGCTCATATGCAGGCTGACGCTGTACTGGATTCGGTTTGTTCCAACGGAGAGCTGATCCAAAGACGTTGGGCAGAGCAGGAGGAAGAAGGGGAAGAACCGTGATTCTGCCGATGGAAAACACCGAAAGATGCGTTTTTGCTGGAACAGGCAAATATGACATTCCAGTCATTCAGCCTGAAACAGACATCCGCATTGACAAATTGACGTGGATTCCTATCAACTATGCGTTGACGGCCAAAGACAAAGCCACAAAAGGCGTTCATTTTTACAAGGATGATTACCAATTTGAACGGTTTTGGAACAATCCAGACAAGTACATCCCTCTTTTGCAGCAGTTCGGCGCGGTATGTTCTCCGGATTTTTCTATTTACAATGATATGCCGTTTGCCGTGAATCTTTTTATGCATTATAAAAAGCACTGGTTGGCGGCGTACTGGCAGGCACACGGTATTCATGTCATCCCGACAATCCGAACTTGTGGAGTGGAGAGCTGGGATTGGTGTTTTGATGGTGAGCCAAGAAATGCCATTATAAGCATTTCTAGTCACGGCACACAGTCTGACCCATACGAGGCTGAATGCTTTGCAAAACACTTCCAGAAAACGCTCGAAGTTTTACAGCCAAGTGAAATTTTGTGGTATGGGAAATGTCCTTCGGAATTTGACTGGAACGTCACAAAAATAAAACCATTTGAGTTTGAAAGGAGCGGTTTTCATGCCTAAAAGTGACTCCGGAAACAATAACAAACGCGGCGGAAAAGCCAGCAAAGACGGCACTATCACGGGGGGGGGGGGGCAGCCCAAAACAATCGAGGCCCGCTACATTGAGGGCCGTGGATGGCAGCGGGGCCGCTATGACACCGAAGTGCTGGAAGCAACGACAGACGGAAAGGGCAATTTGACGTTCGGGTATGCACAGCCAGACACAAAAGAAAAGACCGCGAAAACCAACAAAACCAACTATCTGACGTACAATGTTCAGGCGGGCGCTGTTGATGGAAAGTCTTTCGGCATCAACTGGGACAAGGTACAGTCTATCAGCGGCCAGACTTACAGTATGCGCGCAGAAGCAAAAGAACACGGCCTTTCTTGGGACGGCGCCACAAAATCGTGGAAGCGTAAGAAACAGCCATGAAATTTGAATACGACATCAAATTCACAGACAACACCCCGCAGCTGCATGAGGCTCTGGATTCATGGGCGGAGCGGGTGCTTACCATCTGGGGCATGAAGGTGCAGGACTACGCCCAGCTGCTTGTACCCACCGGCACGGCAGACAGCACAGGCATCGAGGGCTATGTAGGCGGTGCGCTCAAGCAAAGCCTGACCTTTGCCGTAGACCTTGCAAAAAAGACCGTGACCATCGGGTCGAACCTAGCTTATTCTGTGTAAACATACATGCACCTTTATGTGGTAACACATATCGAAAATCGGGCAATATCGGAAAATCCCTCTTGTTCCAAACTCGAAAATGTGATATAATCGCATTAGGAGGTTGGAACAATGAAAGACAGAAAGAAAATCAAAGACTTAACAGGAAAAAAGTTCGGTATGCTGACTGTTATCGGCTTGCAAGACACCGATAGCCGGAAAACATACTGGGTTTGTCAGTGCGATTGTGGGAACATAAAAGTTGTTCGCTCTGACAGCTTGCAAAGTGGCGCTATTCGTTCATGCGGCTGCATGAAAAAGGCACAAGAAAAAATCAATCTTACAAAACATCACAGTCACAAAATGAGCGGCACTCGTATATACCATATATGGCGTGGAATGAAAGACCGCTGCTATAATGTTCACAGCCCAAGCTATTATAGATGGGGTGGACGTGGTATAACGATATGTGATGAATGGAAAGATGACTTCAGTGCTTTTTATTCATGGGCGATGGAGAATGGATATTCTGAAAATCTTACAATAGACAGAATTGACAACAACGGAAATTATGAACCGAGTAATTGCCGTTGGGCCACGATAGAAGAACAAAGTCGAAATAGGCAATCTAATGTTGTAATCCAAATTGGCAACTCAAAAAGAACACTTAAAGAATGGTGCGAAATTTTTGAGTTGGAATATGGGACGATATTGGAAAGATACCACAATAACGGCTTTGAAAGTATAGATGACCTGTTTAATTGATGGGCAATTCCGAGATAAGCTGAATCATCATCAGCCATCGTAGAGCGTAGAGGTTGAGCGATAAGAGAGCAATAACACCTCCAAGAGCGCCCGACATCCTGCAAAGGATGATAATGTACGCCGAACTTACAGGATAGCAAACTGTAAGAGGTAAAGGATAAAAAGCCTTTACGATAACATTTTGATGTTGAGCTGGGAACGGGTATCTTTGCCGAGAAGGGCAACGGACGCAAAACGCCGTGGGTCTGGAAAGATTTCAACGGAAAATGGCACTTTACCCGGGGCATGGCCCCACGCTCATTCCTCCGACCGGCGGTGGAAGATCACATTGATGAGCTGCGAGAAATCGCAGCGGAAGAAGGAAACAAGGAGGCTTAAACATGAGCATTTTCGACTATGACGATAAAGAACTCTATAAAGTTGCCGTAAAAGTGGATAAGGTTCTTAGAGAACACCTTTCAAAGGAAGAATTGGAAATTGTGAGTGCATATCTTCTTACAATGAACAAATTTGCGGAGATTGCAGCCGCAAAAGAAGAAAAATTTGCAAAAGAAGCGTTGGACGAGCTTTTTGAAAAGGTGGATAAAAAACATGGATAACATTGTTTACACCGCTACGGTTGAAGGACTTACGTTTGAAGACATCAAAAAAATTCAAGAAATGTTTGAACGGAACAGCGACCCACGCGTTGACATTTCTCCATATTACCAGCAGGAGATAAAAGAACGGATTCTTTTGGTTGAAATGCAGAAAGCAAGAGAACATCTTCAGGAACTTTGCGATAATGCGTATGGAAAAGGAAATCGCGTTATTATGGTATCTTCTCAGAAATTAATTTAATACTCAGCGGTTGGCGCACAGCGTCAGCCGCTTTTTTATGCCGCTTTAGCTCAGGTTGGCAGAGCACCGAATTTGTAATCCGGGGGCCGTGGGTTCAAGCCCCACAGGCGGCACCACACCGGCAGCACGTCCGGCAAATAAACCTTATTGCCAAGCATGGCAGCCCGAGCAAGGGCAGAAAGGACTATCACATGGCACTTGAGAGAAAAGACCTCCGCGCGATTCTGGAGGATGAGACTGTGGACGTCAGCGGCAAGATGAAGAAGATTCTGGACATGCTGCACACCGAAACGGACGCTCTTCAGAACCAGCTGGATGACGCCAAGGCCGAGACCGCCAAGGCCGAGAAGGAGCGGGACGCCGCTGCCAACGGCAAGACCGTTGCTGAAAAGGCTTTGACCGACTACAAGGCCCAGCAGACCCAGAAGGACACCCACGCAGCCAAGGAAGCCAAGTTCCGGGAGCTGCTGAAGACCGCCGGGGTGCTGGACAAGTACGCAGACCGCGTTGTGCGGCTGTCCGGCGAGGACATCGACAAGCTGGAGCTGGACGAAAAGGGCAACGTCAAGGACGCCAAGAAGCACACTGACAGCCTGAAAGCTGATTGGAGCGATTTCGTAGGCACTACGACCACCACCGGCGCGAAGGTGGACACCCCGCCCACCAGTTACGCCGGAACTTCTCCCGAGGATTTCAAAAAGATGAGCCTTGATGACCGCATCAAGCTCAAGAACAGCAACCCCGAGCTGTACCAGCAGCTCCGGGCAAAGTAAGAAAGTGAGGCTATTATATGGCACAGACTGGCACTTTTGGCGGCTTCGACTTTGACGTTGAGGTGTTCGGCGACTACATGGCCGAGCAGAACACCATCGACACCAGCATCGAGGCTTCCGGCATTATCAAGGACGACCCTTCTATCATGGGCCTGATCGGTGAAAAGGGCAACGTCGCCACCATCCCGTTCTACACCGAGCTGGACGCCACGGCGGATAAGCCCCTGAACAACGACGGCAAGACCGACAACACCCCCACTGAAGTTACTGGCAACAAGCAGACCACCATGCTTATCCAGCGCATGAAGGCATGGAAATCTCAGGACTTCACCAAAGAGCTGACTGGCGCAAACCCGATGCAGCACATCGCAAATCAGGTCACACACTACTATCAGCAGGTCTGGCAGAATGTGCTTATGACCATCACGGACGCTGTGCTGTCTACCACCGATCTCAAGAAGCACATCTACGACATCACCAAGGTGGGCGATGGCAAAGTTACGACGGAATCTCTGATCTACGCACAGGAGGCCGCTTTCGGCGACCACGCAATGAGCGGGGGCTTGCTCATCATGCATTCCACTGTCTTTGCAAAGTATCAGGCAGCAAATCTCGTCGAGTTTGAAAAGTACACCACTCCGGGCGCTCTGTCTCAGGCTTCTCCGCTGGCACGCATCGGCGGGATGGTCGTGATCGTAAACAACGCCTTCACCTCCACATCCATCACCGATGCTTCCATCAACGGCGGCAAGGCCACGACTGCATACAAGACCTATGTTCTGGGTGAAGGCTCTTTTGTGGGCTGCCGTAAGACCAACTACGAGAAGCCCTACTACACCGACTACGACCCCGAGAGCAAGGCCGGTATTCAGAAGCTGTACACCAAAGAAGGCCGTGTCATTCACCCCAACGGCATGAGCTTCAAGGTGGACAACGTTGCCGAAGCGTCCCCCAACGACACCGAGCTGGGTGCAAAGGCCAACTGGGAACGCCGCATGAAGCTGGAAAACATCCGCATCGGCCAGATGCTTTCTCTGGGTTAAAAATTCGGGGGTGACTTTGCATGACCGTCCCTGAGCTGTGCGTTTACACGCACAATTTTTTTGACCGGGCGGACGACCCCGTTGCCGGGGAGTTTGTCTTTGAGCTGGATACCGTTCCCGCCGAGGTAGTGCCGGGGCAGTATTTCCTCGTGTGCGGCTCCATCTTCAATGACGGCGTGCACAAGGCCGGTGACGGTGACCTCACCGCCGAGACCTTCACCGGGACGGTGCAGCCTATGCGCGTGCCGCCTGATTTTGTGGCGCTGGCCGAAAAAATCGACGCATACGACAAAGCGCTGCCCGCCGGCGGCGTGTATGTGTCCCAGTCCTTCGGCGGCTGGTCCGGCACGATGGCTACAGGCGCGGACGGTCTGCCTGCAGACGGCAAGACCCGCTATAAATCCGAAATCAACCAGTGGAGGAAGATGTGACATGGTCAATCCGTTCACTGCATCCACCGTGATGCAGAGCTTTACCCAAAAATACCGCTTTCAGACCCGCAGCTATGAGCCGGACGGCGTGGGCGGCTTTGTGTCCGGCTGGACGGACGGGCCGGAATTTGAGGCCGTAGAGCGCCACGACACCACCGTGGAGGCTCAGGTTGCAGAGCAGGCGGCTACAGCGTCCACCTATACGCTGCTGGTCAACACCGGTGTGCCTCTGGCTTTCCCGGACTACATCAAGCGGGTGAGCGACGGGCAGACCTTTCAGGTGACGAGTGCAGCCGATGAGGGCAAAGCCCCGCCGGAATCCGGCATGGGCCTGCGGGCCGTCAAGTGCAAAAAGGCGGTGCTGCCGTGATGGGTCCCTCTGAGAGCATCAACCGGGCGCTGAACGCCTTTTTTAACGGCTTTGGCATCCCCGGCTACCTGGAAGATAACATTCCGCCCGGCGCAGAACTGCCGTATCTGACCTATCAGCCGACAATTCCCGGCGGCTGGAATGAGCCCGGCACCTTCCACGCTCGGCTTTGGTACCCGAGTGCCAAAGGCCGGACGCCCATTTTACAGACCGAAGACAAGATAAGCGCAGCCCTTGCAGATGGCTTGACCATCGAATGCGAGGGCGGCGCTATTCTTTTGCGCACAGGCTCACCGTGGGCGCAGCCGCTCGACAACCCGCCCGAGGGCTATCTGTGCGAATACCTCAACTTTGAGCTTACACGGCTTATCCCGTGAGAAAGGATCCTTTATGCCTGAAACTCTGGCAAAAAAGTTCGCGGTCAATGTGCTGACCCCGGATGCGTTCAAGAGCATCCCGAAAGGCTCCGGCAATCTGCTTTCCACATTTGACCTTTCCGCCCCCAAAATCGACAGCACCAATGTCGTATGCGCCACGCAGGGCGGCGTGACCATCTCTTACAGCAACAGCATGGAGGATACACTTGCCGACATCGACAACGCGCCCACCAACACCAAGCAGGGCAATGAGGTCACCGGAACCACCGCCACCATCGCCTTTACCACTCCCAACGCAAGCCCCGACGTGCTCAAGCTGGCCATCGGCACGGCTGACATCGATGCGGACGACCCCACCCATGTGGTCCCCCGCATCGAGGTTGCCCTGAAGGACTACAGGGAGTTGTACTGGGTTGGCCCTATGATCGGCGGCGGCTTTCTGGTTTGCAAAATTTTCAACGCCCTTTCTTCCGGCGGCCTGAGCCTCAAGACGGCTCACCGTGGCGGCGGCTCCATGCAGATCACTCTCACCGGCTACGCCGACCTGGAAAATCCCACTCAGGCCCCCATGGAATTTTACTCGATCGTCAAGGCCCCGACCGGGGACTAAGGAGGACATATGCGCAATATCATCGATCTCGACGGCACCGAATACCTCAAGCGCACCTATGAGTGTGCGCAGGCTTATAAAAAGTACGTGGCAGACTCCGGTGTGATGGACATTCTGGGCCGCGAGCCGGAACTGACCGGCACGGAGACGGACGCAGAGCGGCTGGAAAAGCGCCGGGCGCAGGCTAACAAAAACGCCGTGGACATGACCAAGCTGCTTTACACGGACAAGGCAGACCTCACCCTCGGCATCCTGCCCCTGTTCGTGGTGCTGGACAAGGACGAGGAGCAGCCGCCTACCCGGGTGCTGGCCTCTGCCATGAGCCGGGCGCTCCGGGACGTGGACTTCATGGATTTTTTTCAGTCCTTGATGTGATCGGCGCGGACGGCTACCGGCGGCTGGTATCCACCATCCGGCTGGATATGCTCCGGCTGCTGGGCAAGCCGTACATCATGGAGCATATCCGCGCCGAGGTGCGCAGGCATCAGGAGGCACAGCTTTTCCGGGACTATGTGGCCGACGCCATCGGGCAGTATCTCGGCATCCAGCCCCTTTACTCCGGGCTTGCATCCAGGCATTTCCCCCTGCTGCACACCAAAGAAGACACCCGCACGGCGGAGCAGATTACCGCCGACAATGCAAAAGCTCTGGCGGAGCTGTGCGGAGGAGGTGAAACGCCCTGAATATCTTTAATCTGGAAGCGACTCTGTCGCTGGATGATTCCGCTTACCGGCAGAGCATCCAAAACGTGCAGAACAGCACCAAAAGAGTTGTCACGGAGCTGGGCTCCGAGTACAGCAAAGCAGCGCAGAAAGTCGCCGAACTGACAAAGCGGTACAACGAATCGGCTGAAAAGACCGGGCGCACCTCTACGCAGACCAAGGAGCTGAAAGCTGCTCTGGCCTCTGCCCGAGCCGAACTGAAAGAGACCACTTCGGCTCTGAAATCAGCCAACATCGGCATGACGGAGTTTGGCGGTTCATCCGAGACCGCCAGCGGCTCTCTCACCGGAGCCATCACCAAAGCCAACCTGCTTACCGGCGTCATCTCCAAAGTAAGCTCCATGGCCCTGTCTGCGGCCAAGGATTTTATCCAGACCGGTATCCAGTATAACGCCCAGCTGGAAAGCTACACCACCGGGTTTACCAACATGCTGGGCAGTGCTGAGGCGGCCAAAGCAGCCATGGACGCCATCCAGGAGGACGCCGCCCGCACCCCCTTTGACGTGGCGAGCCTGACACAGGCCAATCAGCTGCTCATCAGCGCCGGTGAAAATGCAGGCTACTCCCGCAAGGTCATCATGGCGCTGGGCGACGCTGTTTCGGCTACAGGCGGCGGCAATGCAGAGCTGTCCCGCATGTCGGCAAACTTGCAGCAGATCGCCAACGTGGGCAAGGCGTCCGCCATCGACATCAAGCAGTTTGCCTATGCAGGTATCAACGTCTATCAGGTCCTGGCCGACTACACCGGAAAATCGGTGCAGGAAGTCCAGAAGATGACCATCAGCTATGATACTCTGTCTCAGGCCCTTATCGCGGCCAGCGAAGAGGGCGGACGATATTACAACGCCATGGACACCCAAAGCCAGACCATGAATGGCCGGGTATCCACGTTAAAAGATAACGTGAGCCAGCTGGCGGGTCTTATGACCGGCGACCTGAGCAGCGGAATCGGCGTGGTCATCGGCAATCTGAACAATATGGTGGTGGCTGCGCAGGACGCTTACAAAAAGGATGGGTGGAAAGGTCTTGGCGAAGCGATTCTCGGCCTGGACAACCCGATCAGCACCATCATCAGCAGTTTTGGCAGGCTGGGCTCGGCGGCTGTAAGCGCTCTGGATAGAGCCAGTTACGCCCTGAACAAGGCCCTTGGCAAAACTGCCTATTCCGATTATGACAGCTACGAGGATTACCGCACATCAACGGACCAACAAAACTCCCGCGACCGCCGCAGGCAGGCAGCGCTAAATGGCGTTGGCATCAGCAACAAGAGCTGGTCTGAGCGGCAGGCTGAGCTTGCTGCTGCCGCTGGCACCGGCGGCAGCTCCATCCCCACTGGCGGTAGCGGCGGGAGCTCTTCCGGTGGAAAGTCTGGCTCAAGGTCCACCACCGAAACGGTCATTTCGTCCATCTCCAGAACGGCTACGACTACCGCTCAGAATGCTCTCGGCACCGTGACCACCAGCATCCAGACTCTCACCGAAAAGGTCAAGGACAGCGCGGGCAGCATCAAAGACCGCATCACCGAGACCACCACCGAGACCGGCAAGGAGATGGTCAACGGCATCGAGACCACCTATAAACAGGTGGAGACCAAGGTCAACGGCGTGGTGACCAAAACCACAAAGACGTACGACGATATGTCGAAAACGCTGGCAGCCACCCTGACCCGCACCACCAGCAAGGTAGAGGGCGGCGTGACTACAGCGATCCAGGAGGTCACCAAAAAATACGCCGACGGCTCCGAGCACATCGAAAAGACCGAGACCATCACCGAAGAAAACATCGTCGATGGCGTGGCCCGGACCACCAAGACCATCAACACCTATATCGACGGTGTGCTCCAAAACACCAAGACCGACACCGAAGAGGCCGAAAAAAGCATCCAGGCTGCGCTTTCCCGCACCGAAAAGTATATCTCCGAGATTCAGGGGCAGTCTGACAAAGGCATTTTCGGGCTGGTGAAGTCTCTCTTTACTGACATCAAAAACAAAGACGGCAAGGCCATCGCCGGGGATGTGGTAAAGGTCATTTTCGGGCAGGTGACGCAAGAGCAGCGCAACACCATCCTGAAATGGGCAGACGATGCAATGACCGCCATCAATGAGCACTACGCGCAGGGCGGCATTCAGGGGGCGCTGCAGAGCATTGCAGACCTTTTCAGCAACGGCATCACCCCAGCGGTCAACGGCTCCACCAAAGAAGTGCAGAGCTTTGCCGCCGCCATGAAGGGCCTTTCCGGCACCGGAGGCTCTGGCGGCATCGTCAGCAGCATCCTCAAGCTGTTCGGCGGCGGTACGAAAGCTGCGGCGGCTGCCGGTGAAGCCGGGGCCGGGCAGGCCATTGCGTCCGCAGCGGGCGGAGCGGCCTCCTTCTTCCCGGAGTGCCTTGCCGTGCTGGCCGTCATCGCAGAGGGCGTTGTAGGATTCAAAATGGGGCAGAACGCTCGCGCCCGCGAGGATTCTGGCGAAGAGCGCTCTCTGGGAAGCAAGCTTCTCTCCGGCGCGCTTCTGGCGGCCACCGGCCCTATCGGCTGGCTCAGCTACTTCTTCGGCAAAAAGTTTGGCAAAAAGTCCTCGTCTTCGCCTGCTGCGGCAGAAAGCGCCTCGTCTGGCGCCATGAGCTATCTGGACATTCAGGACGCCTACTGGTACGGCAACGAGCGGGCTTTTGCGGGCTACGACTACCGCAGCGACCCCTTTACCTACAACCCCAACAACAATTCCGTCCCCAAATATCAGGCGGAGATACAGGCTCAACTTGCAAAGCTGAGCAACGTGGTGGAGCAGTATCTGCCCGACGTGGCAAATCAGCAGATCGTGCTGGATGACGGCACCATTGTGGGCGCTCTCGCCCCCGGCATGAACGACCAGCTGGGCCATATCCAGATGCTTGCAGAAAGGGGTAACTGAGATGTACGAGATTTTTGCGTATCCCTACGGTGACCCCGAAAACAAGCTGACTGTCTATCAGCCGGGCAACCGGCAGGCTGTGGTGCTGTCGCCCAAGCTTACCCGCGAGGTGAGCAAGGGCGGCAGCCTTACTTTTACCATGCTGCGCACCCACCCCTGCTATGAATCCATGCAGAAGATGTCCACCGCTGTGGCGGTGCATCAGGACGGCAAGGAGATATGGCGGGGCCGGGTGCTCAGCCATGAAGCCGACTGGCTCAACCGCCGGGTCATCTACTGCGAGGGGGCTCTCAGCTATTTCAATGACAGCTGCATTACCCCTTTCAACTACGAGGGCAAGCTGAGGGATTTTTTAGAATACCTCATCAAAGCCCACAACTCCCAGATCTCCGGCGGCGATGGCTACGAGGAGCAGACCAGCTACGACAAAATGAAAAAGTTTGAGCTGGGAAGGGTGACTGCCGCCCTCGGCGACCTTGTGGTGAGCTACGGCGACCGCAACCAGTACGGCGTGGGCGAGGACTACGGAAGCACCTGGGACATCATCAGCAAAATGGTGCTCAAGACCTACGGCGGCTACGCTTACTGCACCTATAACTCCGCTACCGGCATGAACGTGCTAAACTACTGCGACCAGGCATACGAGGCTGACCGGCAGACTGCCCAGAACATCGAATATGGCGTGAATCTGCTGGATTTCACCGAAAAGACCGACACCAACGACCTTTTTACCCGCATCTGGCCGATGGGAAACAAGCACACTGTCGAAGAGACCAAGACCCAATGGAAGTACAAGTTCCTGTGGTTTAAGTGGGGCTCGACTACCGTAACGACCGGCACCCACGAAGAGCGCTACGGCATCAACGGCACGAGCCAGAGCGCCGTTGATAAGTACCTCCCGAAAAAAGGCTACAGCTGGAATCGGGAGTACGGGTGGATTCAGAACGACGAGGCCGTGAAAAAGTTTGGCGTGGTCTCCAAAATCAGGGAGTTTGACACGGACAGCAGCGACGCCACCTTTGCCGCCGCGGTGCAGGACCTGGAAAAGAACGACCTCATGACCATGAGCTATGAGGTCAAGGCCGTTGACCTTGTGGATGCGGGCTATGATACCGAGCGGCTGACCTTTGCCAGCTTTGCCCATATCATCAGCAAGCCCCACAGCATCGACGTGATCATGCTCTGCACCAAGCTGGTGGAGCCGCTCGACCACCCGGAAAAGAAGGAGTACACCTTTGGCATGACACGGCGCACCCTCACCGACCGGGCCGTGGCAAATCTGGGCGTGACCAACGAGCTCTCAGAAAAGACGGCGTCCACCAGCCGGTATGCAAGTGCAACGCAGATAGACACCACGCAGGCGGGCAAGACGGCCAGCGATTTTATCGACTACGCACCCGCCTCCGGCATGACCGTTGGCCACGCCAGCATCACGGCAAACATCCATTTCGGGACGGACGGCCTGACTTTCTCCGGCGTGAAAAACGGCACCGAGCTGCAAAGCTGGTCGGGCTCCACCTTTGCGGCCCAGACCACGAGCACAGACCTCTCCGGCTATGCGGCGGTGCTGCTCACCTACGACGGCGACGCCGCAGCGTGGGCTGCCGCCGGGGGCAGTGGCCGGGCCTTTGCGGTGCTGCCGGTGAACGGCAAGACCTACTCCATCCTCTTCCCCGGCGCTCCGGCCCAGCGGCGGGACGTCACGGCGTCCAAAAGCGGCGTGACCTTTGGCAGCGGATACCGACAGACAGCCTCCGGGGCATGGCAGCGGGACGATACCGCCTGCCTGCCCATGGAGCTGCAGGGCTTTATGTAAAGGAGCGTGATTTTTATGGGCAAGCTCATGGGGGCAAAAATCGGCTCTCTGCACACCTTGAACGACCTCGGCCTTTACCTGTTGGTTGGCAGCCCGCTCATCTCCGGCGCAGAGCCGGACAAAAAGCTGGTGCAGGTTCCGGGCGGCGATTTCCTGCTCGACCTCACCCGGGCTGTGGACGGCAAAGTACACTACCTCCAGCGCACCATCCGGCTTGACCTTAAATGCAAGGCTCCGCCGGATGAGCGCCGCAAGGTGCAGAGCGTCCTCGAAAACGCCTTGCAAGGGCAGTGGCTGCGCTGCGTACTGGACGAGGACCCGGCCAACTTCTGGGTGGGCCTGTGGACAGTGTCGCCCCAGAGCAGAGACCGGCATACCGGCACATTTTCCATCACCGGAACCTGCAATCCCTACAAGTACAATGCCACCGCCTACGCGGGCGCAGACTGGCTGTGGGACGATTTTTATTTTGATGAGGACGTCATCTATGACGAGCCTACGGAGGTAAAGAGCCTGTGAACAAAACTTTCGAAGAAAACATCAACGACATCCGCAAGGCAAAGCGGGGCGTTGAGGTGCGGGAGGCGATGGCTGAGAGCCTTGAGTATGTGGAGGGCTTTGCCTCCACCGCCACCCAAAAGGCAGAAGAGGCCGCAGCCAGCGCCGGAGCTGCCTCCGCTGCCAAGAATGCAGCCGCTGTCTCTGCTCAGCAGGCAGCGCAGCAGGCGGGCATTGCCACGCAGCAGGCCGAGACTGCCACACAGCAGGCCGAGGCCGCTGAAAGCTCCAAAGCTGCCGCTGCGGAGTCTGCCAAGCGGGCAGAGGCGGCTGCCAAGGAGACCGAGGGCCGCGTCACCACCGACCCCACCCTCACCATCTCGGGCGCGCCCGCAGACGCCAAAGCCGTGGGCGACCGCATCAACGCCATCAAAATCGAGACTGACAAGACCCTCACCATCTCCGGCGCTGCTGCGGACGCTGCGGCTACCGGCGTGCGCATCAAACTGTTGGAGATGGTGCATGGCACAGATGTAAACGGTATCAGTTTCGTCTCGGCCTTTGACACGATGGAGGATATAGAGCTGACGGGCGTGTGGAACAAGGCGGCGAGCCGCATTGATTTTTGAGAGAAAGGAGGATTGGAATGCAGATTAAAGATTTGGCTATCGGGGATGGGTACGTCTACCTGATGGAAGGCAGCACAAAAGTCAAGTTTTACGTGCTGACCCACAACTATGAGTCGGGCCTGAATGGCAATGGGCGGACGATGTTTTGCCGGGAGAGTCCTGCGACGAGTGGAATCCGATGTCAAATAGGCAGCAGTTATAGTCTTGGATGGGGCACAATCAATTACTATGGTACTACCAAAGTCAATGCAATATACGAATACCTTACAGCCACATATCCATCCAGTTTCACATCCACAGTAAGAAAATGGATCGCAACGACCAAATATAAGGCTTATTCTGCTCCTAATGCTAGCTCATCAGCCTCGAATTTTAAGTTAGTTACATTCAACACTGCCTTCTTCACTATTTCAGAAGCAGAAGCTGTGACCGGTGCTGGTCATTCGGATGGATCTTTGCTTTCAAAAGAAGCGCGTACTCGACTCGAAAAGATATTTACTGCCTACGGAAATGGCATTTGGACAAGAACCCATAGCAATAATTCTAGTGGCCATGAAGACGATGACGATGGAAGCAGGGATTATTACTATGCTAATGGCTTGTATCTTTCCAGAATAAGCGACTCCGATTGGGGCATTTTTTCAACCGGATATGCATATAGCGCCAGTTACGGCTACCTTCCCTGCTTCACTCTGTCGGAAGACCTGTACATCGATAAAGACGGCTTCCCGACTGTGAACCAACCGCCGGAAGTGACTTCCGATGTGGGCGAGAGCGGCGTGGCACTTGGCGAGAAGAACGAGCCGTTTACTCTGGCCTACACTGTGACGGACGGCGACGGAGACCCCATGACCATCACCGAAAAGGTGAACGGCGTGGCGCTGGCCGTCCGCGAGAATGTTGCCACCGGCACCGAACTCACGGTGCAGTGTCTGAGTGAGAAAGCCCTGTTCCAGCAGATACTCAACGGAGAAAATACCCTGACGCTGGAAGTGGACGACGGAAAGACCACAACAGAGTGGACGGCTACCTTTACCAAAAACGTGACCCGTGCCGTCCTCTCGCTGGCCCAACCGATGACAGCAGACGACACCATTACGGTGGCCGCGCTGACGCTGGAGGGCAGTTTCCCGGCAGACCTGAGCCTGACCGTGGAACTGACCAACAACGCCTTGGACGAGGCCCCGGTGTGGGAGAAATGCACGGATATACGTCTGGGCGAGAGCCGGGCCTTTGTCCACCATGCCTTTACCAACAAGACCGCCGCCCGGGGCTTTGCATTCAACTACAAGGTGACGATTGCCCGAGGCAAAAGCGGCACCGAAGGGAATCTAACCATGATTGGAGGTGTTATCGGATGAGTCTTTACAAGATGGATAAGAGCTTGAAGGAACTCCACCAGAAGCTGGAAGATGAGCAGAAGCTCAGGGAGTTGCCCGGCCTCGTGGCGGAGATCGAGGACGCCATGTGCGAGCAGGACATGGAATCACAGGAGCGGCTGGCGACTATCGAGGACTCGCTGTGCGAGCTGGATGCCGCCATAAACAAATGAGGAGGTAGCATATGGATAAAATCTGGGCAAACAGACTGGTCGCCGGCACCAAGGAATGGGCAGAGATGCCCGCAAGCCGCCGCCCCGGTGTCAAGCGGGAGCTGGCCAAGAGGGTGGCAGAGGAGGAGGTCACCCCGGAGCGTTACAAAGAGATCACGGGGGAGGACTATTACAATGGATAAACTGCTGGAGCTGCTGGAAAAGCTGGTGCGGGCCATCTTTGGCCCCGGGGACAAGCAGGATGCCGAAGAGGCAAAGCCCGCACCGGAACCTCCCGACCCCCCCGGGGCAGAGGCTGTGACCGGCTGGGAGGGAGACCCGCCCTACCGGTTCATCGACGTGAGCCGGTATCAGGGCCTTATCGACTGGGCGCAGGTGGCAGCGGCGGGCTACAAGGGGGCAATGCTCAAGACCGTGAGCACCAACCGCAAGCTCTCCAAGCGGGCAGACGGCCTTTATATCGACCCCACCTTTGAGGACAACTACAAAAACGCCAAAACTGCCGGTCTGGACGTGGGCGTGTACTACTACACCTACGCCACCAGCGAAGCAATGGCCGATGCAGAGCTTGCCCTGCTGCGGCAGGCGGTGCGGGGCAAGGAGCTGACCCTGCCGGTGGCGGTGGACGTGGAGGAAAACAAGCTCAAGCCCATGAGTACCCTCGACCTCACCAACCTCACCGCCTACGCGCTGGAACAGGTGGAGAAGATGGGTTTTTATGCCCAGCTGTACACCTACACCCACTACTCCAGCATGGAACTGGATATGGGCCGCCTGGCAAACCGTTGGGATGTCTGGCTGGCCGACTACACGGGCAAGACTCCCGCCGTTGGCTACCACTACAACGCCCATCAACACACCAGCAAGGGCCGCGTGCCTGGCATCTCCGGCAACGTTGACCTCAACGTGACCACCCTCAACTACCCCCGTATCATCCGCAAGAAGGGTCTGACCCGTCTCCGGGAGGGCGCATGAGCGATGCAATCATCGTAGCCATTATCACCGGCGGTCTGAGCCTGATCGGCGTGGTCGTCTCTAACAACCACACCGCCCAGAGCATGGATGCCAAACTGGACAAGCAGCAGGCTGTGACCGAAACCAAGCTGGAAGAGCTGACCCGCGAAGTCCGGGAGCATAACAACTTTGCCAAGCGTGTACCAGTGTTGGAAGAGCAGATCAAGGTGGCAAACCACCGTATCGAAGACCTCGAAAAAGAGAGAGGAGAGTAACACATGGAAGCAATCCGTAATATCCTGACCGCACTTCCTGCCCCTGTGGCCCTCGTGCTCATGCTGGGCGGCTTTATCTTTTACGCCATTGGCTGCATTCGCCTGGGATACGGCGCAGCGGTAAAGCCGCTGGTGCTGGACCTCATCGAGCGGGCAGAGCAGGAGATTCAGGGGACTAAACGCGGCGCAGAGCGCAAGGCGTGGGTGACAAAGACCCTGCGGGCCGCCCTCAGCGCCAGCAAGTGGGGCAGATTTATCTCGTGGGCCATCACCGATGAGACCATCGGCAAAGTTATCCAGTTTTTCTTTGACCGCGCAAAGGCAGCACTGCAAAAGCAGTAAGGAGGCTATCATGGCAAGCACTACATACCGCCATATCGGTGACGTCACCGATATGTTCGCTGCACAAGAACAATTTCGTAACATCACGAAAATGGTCTGCGCACGTCTTCGTGGCCTCACGAAAACATACCATTTTGCCGTCATTGGCAATATGGTGCGCAACGCCGGACAGCTGCCGCAGCCCTTCTGGCTCGGTGCTGCCTGTGGCGGCGGCTCGTGTAGTGCTGCCCGCTGCGCTGCAAGGACTTGACCGACAGCAGATGACCGCCGCCATCAAAAACGCACCGCTTGGGAGGGTAGACCGTAAGATAGCCTTACTGCGGTACGTTGAGCGGCTTCCGCTGCCGGACATTGCAGCGCAGACACATTACAGCCGGACAGCGATAGGCTACCGGCTGAAAGGCATTGATAAAATGCTGAATTTGTGATATACTCATATCGGTCTAAGTGTAAGTAGGGTCACATTTTAGAGCTGATTCTGCATACAAACAAAAAACCCCGGTGTTCCGTTTGGAGCATCGGGGGATTTTTTTGTTTACTTGAGATATTCCCGCAGCGCCTGCAGGATAAGCTCATTTCGGTTGCACTGCTCTGCATCTATCCGAGCTGCCATCTTTTCGGCGAGCGGACCCGGGATGTAGACCGTAGCCTGCACATCCTTTGTGTCCTCACTTCCGGTGCCAAAGATGGCGTCGCACTGTTCCTCGCCAAGGTGCTCGAGCACCCAGATTCGCGCGACCTCTTCGGAGAGCGGCACGATCTGCTCGCCGGGGGCCGTCCATCCGTCGCCGCGGCGGACGGCGTACACAGTGGCCGCGTTGCCGGTGCCGTGGATAAACCACTTGCCTGCCTTGGTGCGGTAAAGCGTCTCCTCGCAGTGAGTGAGGCCGGTGTAGTCCTGATCGGACTCCCAGTGGGCCATCTTTTTGGCGGTATCGGTATCGTAGCGAGAGCCGTTGATTATTTTGCGCATGGTATCCTCCGTGTTATCAAAGTTATCGTCGTCTGCGGTTTTGGGCGTGGGAAGCCCGGCCAGCTGCCACCCTTTATAGCTCGATGTCGGGCGTGATCTTAACCGAGTACCCCGGATAGATGTGGCAATCGCCCTAAATCCTTCCGCGATCCTTTTTGCGGCAACGTCCTCTGGGATGTCGTCGTCAAAAAACAGCAAATGATTTTGACGAGCCCAGTCTAACAGATTGACCGCCTTGTGAGTGTTGCCGTCCGGGTCGATGAGCACCCATGAGTACGCCATCACATCACCTCGATGTCATAATCGACGGTGAAGCCGGGGACCACAACATTGCCGTCCTCATCGACGGTGTATTCGATGTCGCTGTTGGTGCCGTCGGCGTAGCTCTGGGCGTAGTCGGCCAGATACTCGACATCCTCGACCTTGTAAGCGCCCAGATCGGCGTTGTACTCGAGGCCGGCGGCCTCGAAGAAATCAGCCTCAAAGTGTGCGCCGTTGGCGGTATCGGTCATTTCGATGCTCAGGAGCTTGCTGCCATCATAAAACTTAGTCATTGTCGTCGTCCTCCATCTGTTGTTTGGTGTTCCTCTTGACACCATTATTATATCATAAATAATTTATTTTGTCAACATTAAATTTGAGAAAATAAATTATTTATGATATCTTTTTTTGTCCGACGTTGCATATTTTACAGTGCGTACCATGTGGGAGACGCAGAAACCCCCGGTGTTCCGTTTGGAGCATCGGGGGTTTTGTTGTTTATGCAATTCCGTATTTGTGCGCATACTCAAGCAATTTCTTTTTTGCCCTTTCGTGAATATCCTTGGTTTTTTCACAAGGGTTTTGAGTGTAACTGTAAAAACTTTCTTCTTCAAGATTAGAAAGAAAATCCAAAACCTTTTGATCAAATAACTCGTTCATAATAGTCCTCCAATATTATGTTTTCCTTGCTGTGATTATAGTATAGCACTATTTACAGTGCATGTAAATTGACATTTTTGACAATGTTTATAGTGCCGTCTTGTGCATATTTGACATTGTAAACAGTGCCGTTTTGTGCTATACTAAGGCAAATGAAACAGGGGGTATCTTTTATGATCTCTGAAAAGAAAAAGGCATCCAATGCCAAATGGGACAAGGAAAACATGACAAGCTTGGCCTGCCGCGTAAAAAAAGACTACGCAGAAAGGTTTAAAGCAGCGTGCACAGATGCTGGCACGACTCCGAATGCTGTATTAAAGCAGGCAGTCGAAGAATTTTTGCAGGCACATACAAAATAATAGCTCAAAAACCAAGCGCCCATGCGGCTTTGTGCCGTGTGGGCGCTTTTTCTTTTACAAAAGCTTGTAGTGCTCGGCCAGCAGGAAGCGTACATACACCGGGCACTCCCTCTCGCCAAGGCACCAGCCCTGTACCGTGCGGCGCGGGATACCCGCACCTTTTGCAAAGGCGGTCTGACTGATGCCGGATGCCTCCACCATCTCCCGCACACTCATGTGCGCTGCTGCCCAGATACGGCTCAGACGGGCTTTCTCGGCGTCCAGATCGGCGCAGCCGTCGGCATCGTCCGGGATGGCCATGGTCACGCTGTTGAGGAACGCAATCTGAGATACTTCCGGGTCGGCAGCCATATTAAAAAGTTCAGCGGTAGTATACATAAAAACCTCCTAGATTTTTCGCTCACGCTGTAGTACACTATAAACGCCTCCACGTGAGGTGTCTTTCACAAAATCCCCTAGTCGGTGTTCGCGCGCCGTCTGGGGGATTTTTTGTTTACTGCATGCTTTCCAAGAAAGCTTCGTATTGCGGATAAATCTCCTCCATGATGATCTGGCGCTCGATCTGCTCAATCTCCGAGTCGCCATTGTACAGGGCATCCGCCTGCTGCTGCGTAAGTTGCATCTCTGCGGTCAGCATGTAATCAGATCCGCTGAGGTTTTCAGTCTTGACGTCCCCATCGTGCACGTTGATGTGGGCGTAGATGTCAAGCACGACGGCTTGCTCATCGTCCGGGATCTCTTCTTCTGACCACTCCTGCTCGTACTTCCGCATGGACTGGGTGCGGAGTTCATCGACCTCAAGCTCAATTCCGGTAGACATAACCTTGGCTGCGAATTCTTCAGCAGTGAGCTTTTTCATTTTGATCACCTCTTTCTTACAAAGCAAATGCTTTCGTCAGGGATTCCTTGACGGATGCAGCAGACTTGGACAGCCCGGTGTGGATAGTCCAGTCGGCCAGATCGAGATAAGCGTCGTACAGAGCGTTGAAGACCCGGCCACACTCGGCGTTGGAGATTTCCTCGCCGCTGATCTCTGCCCAGCAGATATTGCCGGAGTTGTAGGTGGAATAGGTCAGACCAATGATGGCTTTCCCGGCCTCGTTCAGGTACAGGCGGGACTTGCCGCCCTTTTCCCAAACGCGGGCGCCAAGCACCATGGCTTTTGCAATGCGCCAAGCCTTCTTCAGGGCCTCGCTCATGCTGACCTTTGCGGCCTTGCGGATCTTCCAAGCGGTGTTCATGATGTCGTGCAGGTTAAAGCTTTTCATCTTTTGTTCCTCCGTTGTGGTTTCATGTGTCTTTCACTGTCTTTATTATACGCTCATTGTGCGTAAAAGTCAAGGCTTTTTGTAAAATTTTATGCTCAATGAGCATTTTTTTCATTTGGCAAATAGCTCATTTTTGTCCTTCGTTGCACCTTCGTTGTCTCTCCCGCCGGGCGGCTCTGCTACACTGGGCGCAAAGGAGGCAAGCGCCAATGTGGAACAAGTTCAGCCCCAACCCCCACGGGAGCAGCGTTGGAGATTGCGCCGTGCGTGCGGTAGCAGCAGCCACTGGGCAGAGCTGGGAGCAGGCCTACATTGGATTGGCGCTGACCGGCTTTGCTCTCGGCGATATGCCCAGCGCCAACCGCACATGGGGCGCATACCTCCAAAAGCACGGATTCAAGCGCCGCCTTGTCGAGGCAGACTGCACCACCTGTTACACCGTGGCAGATTTTGCCCGGGAGTATCCGCACGGCGTGTATGTGCTGGGGTGTTCCGACCATGTTCTGGCCGTGGTCAACGGTGACTGGCTGGACAGCTGGGACAGCGGCGCAGAATGCCCGATCTACTACTGGTACAAGGAGGACTAAACGATGCCAATCTATAGCGGATACCCACAAGTGTATTACCCGCAACAGCCGCAAGGGCAGCTTGAACAGCTCAGGGCAGCACAGTACCAGCCCCAGCCCGTCATGATGCCGACAATACAGGGGCAGGCCGCACCGACTGACAGCGGCTTTATCTGGGTACAGGGCGAAGCGGCAGCCCGGGGCTATCTGGTCGCCAACGGAAGCCGGGTGCTTTTACTGGATGCCGATTCCGATACCTTCTACATCAAAGAAGTGGGGCAGGACGGCAGGCCGTTCCCGCTCCGCATCTACGATTACAAGGAACGCACCGGAGGCCCCAAAGCGTCGATTGCAGCCACGCAAGCCGCAGGCGTGGAGTATGTCACCCGCAAGGAGTTTGACGCGCTGGCGGCAAAGCTGGCGGCGTTGGAGAAGCAGGAAGCACCAGAGCCGGAAAAGGAGAGCTAAACGATGAGCAGCAGCTTGTATAACTCGATGGGCCGACAGACCCAGAACCCCATTGGTGGGCAGTTTCAGCAGTTTATGGGCCAGATGCAGGGGAAAAACCCGCAGGAGATGATAAACCGGATGCTCACATCCGGCCAGCTCTCACAGCAGCAGCTCAACGCCATTCAGCAGCGGGCGCAGCAGATTGCGCCGATGCTCAACGGCATGAAAAACATGTTTGGATTCTGAAATGCGGCCGCATTTAGAATAAATTCAAAAATCTAACGTAAAGGAGTAAAACTATGTCTCTTTCTTCTGATAGCACGGTTCTGACCATGCCGGTACAGCCTGCCAACGGTTACAGCAACGGCTTCAACGGCTGGGGTGGCGACTGGATGGGCTGGATCGTCCTCTTCCTGATTTTCGGCATGTTCGGCTGGGGCGGCATGGGCGGCTTTGGCTGGGGCGGCGGCATGGGCATGGGCGGCGCTTCGCCTTATATGACCAGCGCCGTCACACAGGCAGACCTGCAGCGTGGCTTCGACAACCAGAGCGTCATGAACAAGCTGAACGGGCTGGAAAGCGGCCTGTGTGATGGCTTCTATGCCATGAACACCGGAATGCTTCAGGGCTTCAACGGCGTGCAGCAGGGCCTGAACGGCGTCACCAACGCCATGCAGCAGGGCTTCAACAGCACCAACGTCGCGCTGATGCAGGGGCAGAATGCTCTGGCTACACAGCTGGCAGACTGCTGCTGCAAGACCCAGACCGCGATCCAGGGCGTCAACTACAATCTGGCCACGCAGGAGTGCGACACCAGAAACCAGATGCAGCAGGGCTTCTGCGCAACGCAGAACACCATGAACAACAACACCCGGGACATCATCGAGAATCAGAACAGCAACACCCGCGCGGTGCTCGACTTCCTGACCAATGATAAGATCGCCACCCTGCAGAGCGAGAACAACGAGCTGCGCCGGGCAGCTTCTCAGGATCGCCAGAGCGCGTTCCTGACCACCGCGATGAACGCGCAGACCAACCAGATCATCGGGACTCTGCAGCAGAAAGCTCCCGTGCCTGCCTATCAGGTGCCAAACCCCAACGCCATTTACTATGGCTGTGGGACCGGCTGCGGCAGCTGCGCATAACCGAATCACGACAGCTTTTTGAGTGGTTGTTTCCAAAATGGAAATGCCCACATCAAAATGTTCAGCCCCTGAGCTGATTTTGCAAACCAGAGCGCCGGGGCAAAAGTCCCGGCGTTTTTTCTATGAAAGGAGCCGATAAAATGGCTGAATTTAGCAACTCCAACACCGTCACGGTGGCGGCGGGTGAAAACCTTCCCCTGACCGAGACCGCCGTGAAAGCCCCCGCCTGCATCATGCACCGTGAGGGCAGCGGCCTCGTGACCCTGCGCGGCCTGACAAACCAGTGCAAAGCCCGCTTCAAGGTGAGTTTTGGCGGCAATATCGCCGTTCCCACCGGCGGCACTGTGGGACCCATTTCCGTGGCGCTGGCTGTCGGCGGTGAGTCGCTGACCAGCGCGACCGCGATTGTCACCCCGGCGGCAGTCGAAAATTACTTCAATGTTTTCGTGGCTGCGTTCATCGAGGTGCCGCGTGGCTGCTGCGTGACCGTGGCGGTTAAAAACACCAGTACGCAGGCAGTCAGCATTGCAAACAGCAATCTGATCGTTGAGCGGGTAGCATAAGAAAGGAGATAAAATCATGCTGGATAAACTGAATCACCTGAAGGATGAGATGTGCGACGAGCTCATGGAGCTGACCGACAAAAAGAACCGATCCCCGGGCGATGTTGAGATGATCGGCGAGATCGTGGACATCATTTTGGACGTTCACCGCATCGAGGATTACTGCGAGGGCGGCGAGTACAGCCGTACAGGCGAGTGGGAAGCCGACATGCGCGGATCCTTCAACCGCGACGCCGGAAACGGTTACAACCGGGGCAACAGCTACGCCAACCGTGGCCGTCACTATGTGCGCGGACACTACTCCCGCACGGATGGCCGTGATCGCATGATCTCTGACATCGAGGACATGATGCAGGACGCCACCGGCGCAGAGCGAGACGCTTACAAACGCGCGGCGGACATTCTGCGCAACGCATAAGGAAGGAGGGCGGCAAGTATGGACATCGACGAAATCAACACCCATATCCACAAGCTGAAATGCGGATCGACGGACTGGCAGAGCGTGGAAAAACTTGCCGCCCTCTGCACCGTGAGGAATGAGCTGGAAGAAAAGCAGGCACCGGCAGAAATGCAGACTCAAGCGCTGCCTCCCGCGTCGTACCCGGCGTCATACTCCACAAAAGCAAATCCGCAAAGCGAGTTCGTGGAAGCGGCCAGCGCTGCGCCCTTTGGAGGCTTGATGGAAGTGCTTGATGAGCACATGAGCGCCATAAAGCTTGCATACCCGAAAGAGTATGAGTTGGTCATGCGGAAGATAACCGCATTGTAAAACGACACAAAATGTGTTATTTTTACATACAGCCAAAACTTGAAAAGTTGAATTTTTAAGTTTAATAAGCTAACGTAAGGCTAACGAACTTTGAATTTTTATCGATAAATGGTAAAATAAAACTGATTTGTAATCAGTGGGTTGCAGGTTCAACTCCTGTCACCAGCTCCAAAAA